TTACCAGAGATGTGAGTACTACTGATTTCCCACGCATCGATAAATGCAGAATCACCTACTAAAGTTCCAGCCTGCAAAGGCAATGAAGATGAGAAGTTAAATCCTATTTCAGAACCAGAAGCAACTTGGAAACTTGCGAGATTATTTCCAATCTCAAAACCTCTTCCAGTCGACAAGGCTGAATCACCATCGCCAACAGTGATCAAAGCATCTTGGATCTTCAATTGTTCTACAGAAGCAGAAACAACTGCACCAAGAATATTCAAGTCACCAGTAACAGTAAGATCACCACTGAAAGAACCAGTAACACCAGTAATGTCACCACCACTGATTGCGCTTGAACCGACGTTGATTGTTCCGAAACCAGAACTAATAGAACCAGCGTCAAGTGCACCAACAGTTAAAAGTGAAGAATCACCCGGATATGCTGTAGCATCTGACAAATTAAACGCTGGCGTTGCATCTACACCACCAAGAGCCAATTCAACACCACCAAAGTCTACAGAATCATTTACTAATTTAGCATTAGCAATTGCACCAGACAATTGAGTATTAGTGATTGTTCCAACCAAAGCAGATGTACGATATGCTGTAGCATCTGAAAGATCGAAAGCAGGTGTAGCATCAGAAGCACCAAGATCTACAGAAACACCACCAAATGATACGGAATCATTTACTAATTTAGCATTTTCAATTGCTCCAGACAATTGAGTATTGGTGATTGTTCCAACCAAAGAAGTTGTCGGATAATCTGTAGCATCTGACAAATTAAACGCTGGTGTTGCATCTACACCACCAAGAGCCAACTCAACACCACCAAAGTCTACAGAATCATTTGCCAAAGAAGCATTTGGCACAGCGCTCAACTTAAGTCCACTAGCATCGATAGCAAGTCCAGTAGAGCCAGAAAGAAGAACAGCAAGTCCGTCAGCATCTAATTTAAGTGCATGAGCAGAACCAGAACGTTGAATAGCCAAATCACTTACAGCAGCAGAACCATCGTAAGATGACATTGAAATACCGTTTCCGGCTGTTAACGCATCAAGATTATCTCCAAGAGCCTTACCAGAGATAGTACTCTCAGCAAGTTTTGCGATTGCAATTTCACCAGCGTCGATTTGAGCGACAATGTTAGCAGCGGTTGTATCGTCAACATCAGTGCTGTCGATTGAACCATCAGTTAATTGAATAGAACCGCTGAGTTTTGCGGTACCTAATTGAAATTTATAAGCCATTATTAAACCCTCCATTATATAGTTAATATAGCATATGACAGGAATCGCATATAGCAATGCCCATCAATTATACATAGTCTTTAAAAACTGAAAAATACATTAATAAATAAAGTACGAAGAAACACCATCAGAATACACATTCAATGCAGCGTATGGGGATTCTAACACTACTGAGGATGTCCCATCTATTGTTTGAGAGCCAGAAGTAGAGATTGTAACTTGATTATTTGAATTTACTTCTTTTTTAATGGTAACGTATTGTCCGGCAGATAAGTCTTGTGCAGGAGATAATTTGATTTCTAGCGATCCTGTTGAAGTAACGCCAATTATCCTATCACTAGCAGATGCTGTTGCGTTTGCAGAAATTGCTCTTCTGCCATAGTCAATTCCTCCCGGAATTGTAACAGTGATATCATTGCCTGAATTAGTTGCCGTAACACCTGAACCAACAAAATCAAAAGATTCCGCTGCCGTTGAGATAGAAGAACCCTCTTCTTTGACAATTATTTCATTTCCGCCACCAGATCCAGATGCATCAATTATCTTTTGATCAGCGTACTTTCCGACATATATGTAAGCAACTGCATATGTTGGAATCTTCGAGGCATCATAGTCCTGTACCAAGATTGTACCATTATAATAATCGACAATCCAATCGATTGGATCTGTATCATTGATCCTAGTACCACCTTTTGAGGTATACAATTCCAAGAAATAACCATTACCTGATGCCGGGCCGAACTGAGGATGGACTAACTGTAATGAACCAGTTGATGAGTAAACAACCTGAGAACTTGAGAATGGGGCAGTGCCTCCGAAGGAAGAACTAGTATTATAATCTGCACTGACTCTAAGATAATATCCGTGCTCACCAGAAACTTGTGATTCATCGCCACCAAAATATTCCACATCTCCGAAAGACTTATCAGCATCACCATCATACTGGCTATTGAACCCGACGACATCAAATTCAACAATCTGAACAATTTCGCTTCCACCTGCTGATGATGAATATGTGTTATACAAATCATCGCTTGCAATAGCAGTTGTTGGGTTTGGAACACCCTGAGGGATGTCATCACCGAAAATTCTTTTGGTATTGATCTGGATTGAAGAAGCAACTGTTTCTTCATAAAACGCTTTTTGATTACCCGTATTAGACTTACCTACCAACTTTTTAAAAGCCGATACCGTCATCGTTTGATTGGTAGATCCTGTTCCTGATTGTATTGGCATTAAGTCACCTCTATCCTGTCTAAGTAGCCATCCCAACTTGCACTAGCCTTAATTCTAATCAACATATATTGATTGTTAAGCCAGTTTCCACCATTGAAAGAGACGTTCAGTGAAGTCCCTCCAGAAGAGATAGTTAAAGGAAATTGAGAGTCAGATCCTTGAGCACCACCGTTTCCATCAACATTTCTATCTCCAGAAAAGGAAAGTGCTTTTCCGCCATCTTGCCAAGCAGTAGAATTATTGCTGTCAGTATGTGGGATCTTGTATTCAAATTTAAATGCTCCGCCTGTATAAGCAGTTGCTAAATCGTCTATGGAGCCTGAGCCCCTGAATGTGATCGTAAACCCTGTCTTAGTTGTGCCTGTACTGTTTCTAAAGTATCTTACATATGTTCTAGTTCCGACATCTAATTCAGAAGAAGAGTAGTTTACATTTCCTGCAGGTGCCTGCAATGCCCCACCGTCTGAAACGTTTCTGCAATCTCCATTAGTTCCTGCTTTGGTTGGAGCAACTAATTTATCTCCAAACACGACTAATCCATCAGCATAGTTATCATAACTCACAGTATTGTTGACTGGGTTTGTCGATACCCAAGCATTTGCCGAGGCTGTAACATTCGATTGAGAAAGATAAGTGACATTTCTGTTTTCTAGTCGATAACCTTCTCCTTCAAAATATTCAGCAGATGTTTCATTGGTGTTAGATTCAGATCCACTAAACCTTAAAAACCCAGATTGAGACGACGATACAAAGTCCGACGTAGTAAATTGTGAATATGTATTATTGTTCCCGTTAAATGGTGGCTGTAAAAACTTAACTTTTCCTAAGGATGCTGTATGGACATCACCACTAGTTATAAACTCTCCTACTAGTGAAACACTAGGCGTCAATCTAAGAGTAACATTATAGTTAACACTTCCTGTTTCGGCACCCGAAGTAGTTAGAAGAGTTGGGTAAGCAGAGACTCCATTAGAATCTGTTAGGGTATTGATGCCGCCACCACTGGATGTCATTGCCGTGATTGTAACATTTGACAAGGTATCATTGAAATCGATTGAGTCTGATGAATCATTATCGTACACATTTCTATAGTTGTTGCTAGAAGTTAGAGTAAAAGATGCTGAAGGGGCAGTAGCAAAATGCTTGATACCAGAACTATAGTAGAAGGTGCCATCATTGTTAAAATCAGATATGTCACCACCAGTGATTGCAATACTTGAAGAATCGTCATCGTTAACCCACTCAATATAACTTGAAGATAACTCTCCCCAAGTTCCACTGTGAACTACTCTGATAAAGTTCCAACCATTAGTCTGATCATCAGTATCGACAACCAGAGAGCCAGTTCTGAATGGACGAGTGTAGTCATGAACGCTATTGGAATATGTAGGATATTCGACTGCTGAGACGTCTCTGAAGCCACTTCCGGATGAGTTTAGACTATTACCACTGCTAAAGGAAGAGAAGTCTATTGAATGACGTTCTGCGCCGTTTATGTATAGTTTTAAAGTACCTGCTGAGCCTGAGTCAATTCTATATGATTCTGCTGAATCATTTAGCAATGCTGTGATATTTAATGCCCTATTGTATACACCTAATCTTTGATTCGTCAAGCCAGTATTTGGTGCCCATGTTTCATTAACATCAACTTCTCCATTGATGTTGGGGGATGCAACCACACTAGTGTATCCACTAACAGGTTTGCTAGAGCCGAAAGAAAGGTTAGCAGTAGAGCCATTATTTGATGTGCTTTCATTGATGTCATCTAGGCTCACTCCATAAGTTGGAGAACCAGTTCCTGCCCCAAAAACAACAGACACTTCAGTAATATTACCTGTCCATTGAGCATCGGCTTCGATTCTAAGCAGAGTGTATTCTCCGTTACTTACAACCTTTGTTCCAAGTGTTGCCACGTTAACAGCACCTGAACTATCAATATTGGCGTCCAATCCTAGTTCATTTGCTCCTGCTCCCTCCGAGACATCATTAAAAATAAAGTCATCTGCCAAGTTCATCCAATCTGTTTTTCCGGGAGTCTTGACAAACACTCTAACGTTTGCATTTGCGCCAAGCGAAGCAAGAGAAGATACAATTGTTGATGATCCCTTGATCGTAATTGAAATATCCCTTTCGGCAGTTCCCGTATTCTTAAACGCTCTATAAAATGTTCTAGTGCCTGAAGTGGATGAGTAATCAGGATTCCCTGACTCTGTGTTTGTGATGGTAGAAAAGTTTCCACCATTTGTAGTATTCAATGGAGATACAAGCCTTTGATTATAAATTTGCAATCCATCGGAGTGATTCCCAGATCCTGTCATGTGAGTCTGGCTATTCCATGAGCCAGTTGTCACAACTTCTTGTGAATCGTAAGAAGATGAAGGCAATCTATATATCGCCTCATCTTTAAAATATTCTTGAGTTACTGTAGCGTCGCTAACAGAAGGTGTAAAAATTAAAAACCCTGACATACTAGTGTTTGATGTGGCAGTACCTTTGAACACATGCGTAACAGAAGATGTGGCTCCTATCGATTCATTTAGTATGATACTGTCACTAGTGCTCAGAGATTGAGTAAGAGCGACTGTCTTAGTTTCATCATCACTTCCAATATGTGGCATTGTAGTGTTAGTGATTGAAGCATTTGATGTAGAGTCTGAACAAGTTACCGTTGCTAAAGTATAAACGTTCCTGTAGAAATTAGAAATCAAAAACTGATAATCAGCAGTGGCACTAGTGTTATATTCCACACCCGATATATATCGTGAACCAGACAAGGTTATATTTGCTAGAGTATCTCCAGTGATAGTAACGTTGACTGAATTGTCATCATTAACCCATTCGATATAGTTTGTGTTATAATTGGTAGAGCCAAGTGTATGCCTGACAAAAGCGTAGTTCCAACCTCTTCTTTGAGAAGCAGAGTTGACGATGTACTTCGCTGTTCTACTTTGAAATAAATCAAAAATGTTTGAATTTGCATCTGTTGCGGATGATGTGATCGAAATATTGACAAATCCAGATCCATCTGAATCTAATGAAGAACTTGTTCCTGCACCGGGATTTCCTGCACCAACTGCAGTAGAAAGATCTAAAGTATGTGCTGCACTAGATGTACTGTTAATAAAAAGTTGTAAAGAGCCAGTCTCAGCATTTCCAAATGCATCGGCTTCGTAGTTTGTATTTGAGCCTAGTACAGATGCAGTCACATGAAAATTTATATTACCAGTAATATTTGTGTCCAGTTCAAAGATAGAGCGTCTAAAATTATTACCAGATACATCTGTCTCATAAAGTTCTCCTTTATCAACTGCTGAGAAACCTGCAATAGTTCCAACAGAGTAGTAAGCAGGAACATCGCTTGACATGTCATTAGAAGTGCCAAAAGATAGATAAGCATCTGTTCCGTCTTGTATGGCGTCTATTCTAGAGATTGCTGGTGCTGGTGGTGGCACTAAAGATTTAAACAATTCATTATATCTGTCTATAGGTATCCCAACTAACGTACCGGTATGAAAATCTGTGAACAGCCCATCAGTATAACTACCATCTTCAGCAACACCAATCGTTCCGCCATCGCTCGTGCCAATGTCTGCAAAAGATACAGGATCGCCTTCACCATTGATGTAAGAACCGGATATAGTTCCAGTAAGTTGTGTAAAACTTCCATCTGACTTTGCTACGATTTTGTCCGGCCCAATTACCGTTCCGCTTAATGAGTTGTACGCCATAGTTCCACCCTACACCACGAACCATTTCGTGTTTCCGTTTGAATAAAAAGTTTTAGAAGCCATAGTTCCAGCAATAGTGACGCTAGTTGTATTCTCCACGGTATCTCCAGAAGAAGCAGATACAGTAATTGCGTTTCCAGAAGTTCTAGAGCCGCCACTTGCTTCATCTTTTACAATGATCAGTGAGCCAGAACCTGCAGTTGCAGCATCTGGTAGTTCTATTGTGACGGCAGTTGAGATGCTTGCTGCAACTCCAACTACATAATCAGAGACTGATGCTGAAAAAGCAACCGATCCTGTTGATCTATATGCCACTTTTAGTCCGGGAACCTTTAGTTGATTATTTGAAACGCTATATTCTACATCAGCACTAGAGCCTGAGGCTCCAAATGAAACAGAGCCAGTAAACTGGTGTGTATCATCATCTGTGTTTCCAAATGTAGAAGAGCCGCTGCTATTGACTTCAAAAGTATTTTCTATCAAATAGTTCGACGCAGTGATTGCGTTTGTTACGTGTAAAGTTCCAGTAATTACAGCATCTCCAGTAAATGGAAATCCTTGCCCTGAGCCGACATTAGTTAGGTTAGAGCCATCACCATGAAAAAAAGAAGCAGACACATGTCCACTTGCTGACATATTTCCGGTTAGAACTAGTTGAGAACTATTATAGTCAAACGTAAAATTGGCAGAACCAGAGCCCATACCAATACCATTGCCGTCAAGTGCACCAGTCAAGAACTGAATTGATTTGTCAACTCCTCTTGCTTGAGCCTGAGATGCTGTGGGATGTACATAAGCCCAACCATAATTTTCTACATTTGCCATGAACTATTCCTCTTTAAAACGTTTTTTCAGAAATAAATAGTTCATCCCCTGCCTTTTTCTTTGGCTTTTGCTTTAGCGAGGGCTCTTTTTCTCTTTCTTTTAATTTCATTTCTTTTTTGAGAATTAGATTTAAAATATCGACGATCTTTAACTTCGTCTACAATACCTTTCTTTTTGCATTTCTTTATGAACCGTTTAACCATTCTTTCCTGTGACTCGTTTTTACGAGGCTTCACAGTTATATTACTTTTTTTAGACATTTAATTTCCTATATTATTATGCTACTGTTCCCCAATTATCTTGATCATGCTGAGCAAGAAAATGAGATTCGATAGTTGTAAGAGAAATACATGTACTAGCAGTTACACCTACCGGTGCGACAACCACAACCTTCTTACACTTAACTCTAAACGTAGAAAGTCCAGTTGGCAGTGTATAAACAGTTGAATCGACATCTCCAAAGTGTACAGTGCAGTCTGCACCTGTAGTATTAATTTGAATCTCTGAAGTTACGTAATTAAGTGTCGCTGTTTTAGTTTCGTTTGTTGTATTAAATACAAACGGAATACCAGATACCTGATATGATCCTACGTGCCCTAATCCCGGTTTATAATTTGATGACATAGTTTATTCCTCTTTTTCCTTATAATTATCTTCTATTTGATTTTTTTCCAAGAACCACCAGCAATATTTAACAATCCTGAGATATCAACTCCTGAATCGTCTGGAGCATAACTAGACAAAGCCCCTTGAGGCTGGGTTCCTTGATTTGTGTTCCCACCTTTTCTTAGTGGTTCTGTTCCCTCAAAAAGATCTACACCACCATATGCATCTGTGCCTATAGCGTCTAACAACTTTCTCTTCTGATTTTGCTGTGTTGCTTTTCTTTCCTGAAGTCTTCTCATTGCTTCTTCATTTGTTTCTAAAACTTTTTCTGTTACTTTCTCAATCTTTTCCTGTCTTTGTTCTACAATCAATCCTGAGGTTCCCTTAACAACTTCAGATATAACAGTTGAAAGCATCCCTTCTTCAAGTAATGCTTCCTTAATGCACTCTTTTACAAGTGGCTTTATTAATGCTTTTAATTCTCTCTTGTTCATTTAATCCTCTAAGATTTCGTTTAACATTCTGTTTAGTTTATATTTCTTGTCGAAAATATCTGTTTCAATTCTGATATTTTTTGCTTCTTGTAATGCCATATATGCATTAGGAGTAGAAGGCTCGCTAACGAAATCAAAGCAAATAAGTTGAAGATCTTCTTGTACCATCGTTCTTCCATCTGATTCGTTAACAGAACCAAGAGCGCGGCTACTAATCCCCAACTTAACACCGTCATTGACAAGTTGTTGTAATATCTTCCCAGACGGTGTGTTAAGGACTTTAACTTTCCCCATAACATTGTTACCGTCCCACCAAGCGTCTGTAACCATATGTGACGCATTTTTGAGATTAATAATTGAATCATCTGGATGATCTAACTCTCCGAGTGCTCTACTTTCTTTAATTAGCATCGTATAGTTCTTCATCTCTCTTTCTAGAATCTTTTTTGGGTAAACTCTTCCATTGCCATTCTGAACTTCGGCTTCTTGAAGTTTACCTGTCAATATCATTCCGCCGTTTTTGACGTAACGTTTCTCGGCTTCAGTAAGCATGTCTTGACACACTCCACCTTCACACATTTCATAATATTCTCTTAATAATACTTTACTCATAGTCAACACCCGTTCTTGCATCGTCTTACAGGCTGCAGCATCCATTTAATCATTTCTGTTTCTCCTTGGTATTATTTTCTATAAATTGTTCTAATCTTTTTCTATCAAAGTCTTTGTTTTCATCAAGAAACTTCTCGACTTCTTCTTCCATTATTTTCTTTGCTCTTTTCTTGGGGATCTTAATATTCATTTTATTTCCTCATAATTTTTATACCGTCATCATCAAACACCGTACATAATATATAAGATGTACCAGATGATAACCATCCACAAATTAAAAAATTTGCTAAATTTAACTCATATGTAAATAGTTCTGTAAAAGGATTAAGGAAGAATAAAATCACTCCAACCCAAAATCCTGTGCACATAGGACAGGATAGTAATGTAGAATATTGTAGGGTGAAATCTCTAAACCTTTTGAATATAGAGCCGTATACTAGTATCTGAGTCAAGCCATAGGCTGTCAATACAAACCAGAGCAGTTCCATCAGATACCGCCAAGTGTAAAGTTCTGCCTCTTCATTGCCGTCCCTAGTGTATCTACGACAAACTTAACTCCTTTAAAAGCCTTGGTTGCCCAACTCATCCATCCAGCGAATGTTGAGTAAACCACTTCTCCCAATATTGATTTAAGTTTTTCTACCATATATTCCTTAATAGGTGTAACAACTTTTTCATTAATTATTTTCTTTACTTCATCTAATTTATCTTTTAAACCTTCAGGAGTTGCCAAGATACCTAATGCCTTTAAAGCATCATTAATTTTCTCGCCTACTTCATTCCATAAAAAATTTAAAGCCAGAGACGCACTAGTGGCGAATAAAGCGCCCTTCCACCCATCACTTTGTAATACTTTTCTTTGTATTCCTACGATAAAGTTTTTAGTATTTTGAGCCCATTGAGCGAAGGTGGGCATGTTTAAATTCGGCAACTTATCAATCATTATGTTAAGAACTTTGAAGACAGAATTGAATTTTTTTTTCATTGACATTTTGTACACATTTCCTACCCAGCCCTTAATCTTAGTGGGATCATTAAATATTTGCTTCAAGGTTGCGCCAATGTTGTACACCCCTTTTCCAAAATCTTTAACAGCCTTTCCTGCCTCTTTTGCTTTATCAACAGCGGCATCTTTAAAGTTACCCAGAGAATCCCAAAAACCTTCAAACAAAAGTTGCTCTTCAATGATCAGTTTTCTTATCTCTGAACTGTAGTAAAGTCCACCACTTTCGTTTAGTAACGGTTTGATTCCCAGTACATGCTCAATGTAATCATGTCTTTCAAACAGTTCATGATGTTCGGAGTATTCTCTCCATTCATTTAATAATTGTTTCATAATCTTTTATCTCCGATAAAATCTATTGCTCATGTATGCTTGATAATATATTCCCGGCCGGATTGTTCCTTTTTCTCTTGCATGTGGAACCTCTCCTAGTTCAGTCGAACTAGCATCTGTAGGATCTGTATAATAATCTTCTTCTTCTTCATCTAATTTTTTGATATATTCATATCTAGGCTTTTCCATTTCTATGAACTTGCCAATAACAAAAAGAACTGGCTGAAGTGGATCTAAAGGATCCTGCGCTTCGGCTCCTTCTACCGCTGTTGGCATAGGTGGCGTCTCAAATAGTCCCTGTAAAGAAGCATAGACATTACCACCCTGAACTGAATCTCTGGCGACAACCCCTTTCTTGCACATAAAGTCAAACAGTCTAGACTCTGTATCGTAAGTCATGTCTGATATCCTATCCTTTGGAAAAGCGACAATCTTTTTCATTTGTGGCATGACAACTATATCAATATCTGGATGATCAAATATGACATAGTCTCCTCCAAGTGTCTGTCTCATGTCGAGAGAGAACTTGTAATCTCTAAGTTTATTCGCATCTCTAGAGATGGACTTTTCGCCTACAAATATTTTAATTGACATTAGATTAATTCCTTACAAAACTCTTGAGTCTTGAGAACCTTGAACAGCATATTATCGTCAATTGCTTCTCTTGAAAAAGATTCAAGCATTAGCCCCAATGACTCGAACTTATCCGACAGTTCTGGTACTGAAGTTTTGTTTTCTGCTACTATCTTTTTCATTCTAGAAACTTCTTCGTTGATGGCGATCTTCAAGCCCATGCCATCATCTGCGAACGAGAAGACATACTTAAATAAGATATCTTTCTGTTCTTCTAAAAGGCTGTTATATTTTTCATTAAAACTCTCAACGAATACTTTTAGAACCAAATTATCAACCGGCTCAACTGACATTGTCTCTTCTTGGCTTATCATCTCTTGGATGATATTATTTTCCAAGATCACTCTAGTTTTAATTGGAGTTTTGACACTAAAGAGTTGCCCAATTGTAGCAAGAGATTTATAATTTGGAGTAAAATTGCCAAAGGTATCTTTTCCCAATTCTTTATTAACTCTATTGATAACGTTAGTCTGCTGCTGGAATACATGTCCCGGATGCAGTGAGAGGTAGGTTCTTTGTGATTCGCGAAGAATCATGTTCGCCCAGTCTTTTGTAACACCTTTAGTTTCCAAGATGGAGCGATAAGCATCCATTTCTTCATCTAAGATTGAATTTTTAGAAAAGTTTTCTTTAATGATATCGAGAGCGATATTCTTTCTTTCCTCGTCTTTGTTTAATGCTGCCTTAGTCATCTCTAAGATCAATGTTTCGTACAAAAACGCAGTGTTTCTTTTTTTATTATATTTCATTTTTCTTTAGGCTCCATACTTTCGAGTAGCACTTTTATATCGTGACTAGTATTAAATAGTTGCTTCTCTTCTTTATCGTAAATCTGTTTTTCTCCGGACTCGTATACGGTATTGATAATAGATGCTACTGGATCTTTGAACATTCTTTTCACAGGATCAGTTACTGCTTTAGTACTGTTTGTCCTTGCTGCTCTTCCAGCCTCTGAATCTTTGACTGCTTTTACTTTTCTTCTTCCCTTTCCATCACCTCTAGAGACTTTACCGTCTTTATCTCTACTTCTGTTACCGGGGGATGCCAATAGAGCAGAGTCTGTCCCACCTTCATCACCGCCTGCATCTGGGGTATCTGCGGCTGCTGTAGTATCTCCACCTGTATCACCACCTAGATCAAGCCCACCACCGGAGTCTCCGCCTAGATCAAGTCCACCTCCACCAGATGCCCCAGTGTCAGGTGCAGATGCAGGAACCTCTTCAGATGCCTTCTCAAGCATCGATGCCATTTTCTTATCATAGAACATCTCTCTTTGATTACGTAAGAATTCTTCATCTGACATTCCAAGAATGTTTTCTGAAATCCAGCGCTTTGAGAAGAACCCTTCTGTTGCAGCCCCTGCGATATCAAACTTTTGCTTCCAGTGTTCCAGTTCTTGTAGTTCGGCAATTTTGGATGGATTATTGAGCAATAATTTAAAAGATATAAGATCATCGCCTCTATATCCCAAAGTATATAAGTGCACTAATCCGATCTTCTCCAACTCTGAAACTACAGATCGTTGTAGCCTTTGGATAGTTCTTGCGAATCTGATATCTTTTTGAGCCAACGTAGCCTTATCTTCGGTTTGCCCATCTCCTCTGGAGAGGTATGACATGGGAATCTTCAAAGCAGAGAATAGTTTATCTCTAAGGTATTTGACATCATCAATGTCACCTGTGTATGAGCCACCCGGTAACGATTCAACTCTAGAAGAGTTACCACCCCTAGTAGGAATAAAATAGTCTTCATCGATAGATAAAGGGTTATAACGTAGATCTACTCGCCCAGTTGATGAATCAACCAATTGGTTTCTTTTCATCTGAGTTGTTACACGTTGCATGAACTGTTCTACATCTTGTGGAGCAATATTCCCAACATCGATATAAAATACTCGACGTTCAGGTGAGCGTACAATTCTGTATGCCATCATTGCATCTTCTAATAGTGTGAGTTGTCTCCAGATTCTTCTAGCAGGCTCAAGTACTGATGTTCCGTACGGAGCATATTTATCATTCCCTAAGATTCGAAAGTGCGCAATTTGCCAGTTTTCAAATGTCAACCCACCAGAATTCCATTGATACTGTATGTAATTTGGATTTGTCTTATCTTCTCCCTCAATCCTTTCTAATTCATCGATAGGAAGAGAAATAGCATGACGAACACCCATTGTAGAGTCGATGTCCAAATAAAGCATGAAGTCACCAAACTTGCACAAAGAACGACTCCAGCCAAAAAGATTAAGATTCACATTCAACACTTCTTCATAAAGATTGCTGAGAATTGTTTTAATCTCGTCATTAGCACATTTAATGTTGAGCATAGGCGACAACATTGTAGAAGTAGTCATTTCATCAGCATAGATATCTAATGCTGAGCATATTTCAGGAGTATATTCCATTTGATCGAAATCCAAATATCTTTCATAACGATTTTGGTTCGCCATGATATTTGCAGTCATGTTGTCATACGGATTGTATGAAGTCTTTTTAAAGTCCAGTCCCATTGCGGAATTGAAATTATATTTATCCATGTCTGCTCTTTTATATCTTCTCTGCATTTGAGAACGTCTATTGACGATTGGAGAAGAAAGCAGTCTAGTCAACCTTTTATACAGAGTACTCTGTGAGTTTCTTGGGTTCTTTTTGTTGTCAGCCATTATATTATCCTTTGAAAATCCAACTAAAATTATCTAAATTACGTTTATGTTCTTCGACTCCTCCTTTGGGAGTAGAATCAAATGTTGAATTTGCTTTATTATATCCTTGTTGTCCTCTGATGTTCGTATTGAGAACTGTATTTGTATACACCATAGAATTTAACATCGCTTTTTGCAACTCCTCTCCTCTCTTGGAAGCGATGATTGCCGTGTCTCGAACCCAGCATGCAATAGCAAGAGCCATCACTAAATCATCGTTGTAACCTTTCATGGCTTGAGGTTTACCCAAATACCATACAAAAGTCTTCAATTCGTTTAATAAACGTAAAGATTTAATAGTAATTAGTTTATTTCTGACGAACTCCTCTAATTTTGCAATAATTAATGGACGAGATTTCATAGAAGTTGTAAAACCCGGTACTGCACTTGGATTACCTATTGCAGAAACTTGTTCAATATATTCATTAGAGCCTTTAATACTAAAATAAATATTGGGATATTCCAAGTCAATCAGTTTGTCTAAGACAGAATATCCAATATTATTGTTCTCTACGACTAGTAAGCAACCACCATATTCTCTACCGGCGGAATATAGCATGTTAGCAAAGTCATCGATGTTTGGCTTTCCTTTATATTCAGCAACAATTTCCATTGAATCTGTTTCAATCACATGAAACACAGAATAGTCAGCACCATCACCTCTAGCGACGTCTGCCGTCAGTACATATTTCTTTCCATCTTGACACTCTTCCCAAATCCAATAGTTCCTATCGAATCCCACTTTGTGCTTTGGATCACATACCATTGTATCAATCCTGTCAATATCTTCAGGAGCAATGACTGTTTCTCCAGAAGCATTGAAATTACATTCATACTCTTGAGCGATTTGCCTAGAGTTCATATTTTTTGTTTCATTCTCGAACCATTTACGATCTCTATCTGGATGTCTACTCCAGTGTAGCCTTGTGGGCTTGAAAGCGTTGACTCCTGACTGGGAATCAACATAGGTGGTGTGAAACCAGTTACCAACCCCATTAGGTGTTGAGAGGGCAATACAGCGCCCCCCTGTTGATATAGTAGGGTAGATACCTGTCCACAATTGTTCCATGTCTGGAATAAAGGCAGCCTCATCTAATACCAACAAGGACAATGCCTCAGAACGTCCTGCATCTCCAGCAGTTGATGAAGCCTTGATCCATGAGCCGTTAGAAAGTTCAAAACTAGTTCTGTTGTCTACACTAATCTTTGCAATCTGCATCCATTCAGGCAGTGCCTTAACCATCTCTTTTACTTTAACTACAACGTTCTTTGCTGTCTCAAGTTTTGTACAAAGGATTAAAACCTTCTTGTGTTTATGAAACATCATTAGCCAAGCAATATGGGCACCAACAATTGTTGATATACCCATCTGTCTTGCTTTTAGTACTACGTTAAATCTATACTTTTCGAGATCAACAAGAAGTTCATCTTGGAAATCATATGTGTCAAAGCGTACCAAGCCGTGAACCGCATGTGGAATGCGGCAAAAGTTATTGACAAAGTATTCTTGAGACTTGCCACATTTTATCAACTCTTCTACGGCTTGTTGTTTCGATATCATAGTTTCCTATCTAGCGCAAATATCTTATGTCATAATCGGAAACATTCAAGTCAAATCTAGCAATCGCTTGAACAAACCGTTCTATTTCGTCTCTTCTCATTTTCATGTCTGTTTCGGAACCCATCTTGCCTAGAGAATCAGAAACCATATCCGTAACTCTTGTTGTCAATGCGCGAATCCTACCAGCACTTTCGGGATACGCCTCTACAAAGTCTTCAGTCTTGTTATACTTTTTGCCTGCACCATCAGTGATCCGAATCGTTGGAGAATATTCTTGCGGTTCGATTTCGAAGATAGCAGTGTTCCTGCTCTCGTCCAAAGTTTTCTCTAATTCCTCTTTTACCAATTGTATGATATAATTTTTTGTTACTTTCATTGCGATGTTCTCCTATTAGTTTTTCGCTGTATAATTTGTTGGCTTCTTAGCCTTTTCTCTGCCTAAGGATAAAAAGTCTTTAATTGATTTATCTAAGCGATCTTCTTCCGAAGGTAATCCAACGTGCTCTGCATCAACACCACCGAGTTCAAACTTTTGTGTTGCCACAACGCTTACTCTTTGTCTTGATATATACTGCATGTTGATGTCCACTTCCGATGGGCGAGTCAATTTAAGACTACCTTCTCCGACTTTCTTATATTCCTTCTTGAGGAACTTAATGATATCTGCCATTGTCTGTTCTATATCAGATTCCATAGAAGCCTTGTGAGCCTGCTTACTAGTGAATTCAGTGTGGTACATCAGAAAAAATGTATTCCCCAGCACTCTTACATTAAATCCGTCAATCACTCGACTGTCTTTAATCGTACATCCTTCTTCTCGACGTAATCCAATCTTAGCAACCATGTCTTCACCGACGATCTTCTCGTCATGTGAGCCATCATATGCGTGAGATGCTGCTTGCTGAATTCCTCTTACTATTTCTAATGTTGTAGCCATTTATTATCTCCTTGTCTCTCTTAAGTGTGAATTAGGGCCGACAATTTGTATTCCCTTGTAGCCATTAGGCTTTAAATCTTTAAGGATTAGATCCTCATTTTTGTTTGGATCTCTACTAGTTGCTCTAGATAGAAATGCCTTTCCGCTTTCATCTTTTACAACCAGAGTTGGGTATTCAGAATCGATATTGGCAAATGTATACTGCATTGAGTCTAAATCCTCTGCTGCCCTCTTTTCGTCTTCGTCACCCATTCTGCTAACCTCAACAAATCCTGCAGGCATTACCCCTTCGTTTAGAAAGTATCTTGGATCTCTTCTTCGAGTATTTTTAATTGGTTTTCCGTATCTAGTCATTTAAATTCTCCTGTTGGTTTGGGCGCCATCCTGACTGCCATCTTTCTTCTCTTCCGTCAACGTACTGTATAAAACAGTTTTGACAACATTCATATTTGTGCATATAAAAATCATCACCCTTATCGAAAGAGTAAGTTGAGCATGTTGGACACACTCTATCACTTTCACTATTAAGTAGTCTTTTCGGCATTAAAAAACCATCAACTTCAACTAAATCATTGTCTTCGTTGTATTTTGAAACTTTGGATTGAAACTTCTTAGTTGTCTCAAGATATTCTTTTTCTTTCTCATCATCCCAACCTGAGTTTGGATTCCTAACTGCATCATAGCCATATTTCTTTTTGATAGCCTTTTCATATGCTGCTACCTTATTGAGATCGTCAATCTTCATGGTGTTCCTCCAAGTGCCTTTACCAATAGATATGTAACTGTAACCCCGATAGCAACCCCTACTGTGAATACGTATGGATTGTCATTTTTCTTTATCTTTCCTATTTCATCTTCAAGTGATTCGATAACTTCATTCTTTTCTTTTGTTACCCTAGCAACTTCACTTTTATGAAAATCTACTTGTGATTGCAAATCATCTTGGATAAGATCACATTCTGTTTGCAATATATCTAATTCTTTTTGCTTTTGTATATTGCATCTTTCTTGTTCAAATTCAGGCAATGTCAATAAATGAGACATTGCTTCGTTGTCCAATAACGTGCCTTTGAACGGACATGGCTGTTCTAGTTCCACATATGTAAACTTGCCGTTGTCTGCTTGGGCAGCACCCATGAACAATATTAATATACTACTCAACATACTTAAATCCAAATTTTTGTTCTATTTCTTTAATTAGTGTTTCTGGTTTTTCTTTGAGGATGCTTTGGTACTCGTCTTTCCTTTCGGACGTTTTGATTTCCAAGTCTGCAACCCTACTACCGTAGTGTTCCAAGATAGTGTCAATTTCTTCTTTATATTTTTCATATGCTTCTTTCTGATCCTTTATTCTTATTTCATAGTTGTTTTTTAATTCTTGCATAGATTCTTCATGGGCTTCAGTTCTTTGTTGCTCCAGTTCTCTCAATGCATTATAATCGACTCTAGACTTAATCCAGAGAACGAGGAAAAGAGTTGCTATAAGCAACTCCTTCCAGTGTTTAAGCAAATAGTTTAAAACCATTATACTCCCTTCATTTTAGCAATCGCATCGATGACAGATTGTCCACCAATGTAAAGCCCTGATATCATAACCCAATCAGCAGACTCAACCATCCCAAAACCCATGAGGGCTGTTGCAGCAACCCAAACCATAAGTTTGCGACTTGTGACTTTTCCAAGCCAAGCATCTACCATCGCTTCTTGTTTTTCTTTGATTTCTTCCATAGTCATATCTTCTCCTATTGTTTAACATGAGCATAGCCATCCTTTTTATCAATAACAATTTGCATGTCTACGCAATCTTTCAATGAATCTAGATGACTAATTAGTAAAACTGTTTTAAAGTTTACTTTAATTAGTTCCAAAATACGAATAAAACCTTCCATATTTTCTTCATCTAGAGCAGTTCCCGGTTCATCAAGGATAAATATGTTCCCTTTGGGCATAGAAGATACTGTAAGCAATGCCATCCGAATAGCCATGGCAGCGATAGTTTTCTCTGCACCAGAGCCCATCTCTAAAGGACGAGGATCATGTTTAGGGTGCTTGATATATATTTCAAATTTACCACCGTCAACCTCAAAGAAAATATTAAAATCAACAATATTTGCAATTGTTTTTGAAATCTCTTCATTGATTACCGGTAATTTTTTCTTAATCACATCAAAAGCAATACCATTTGAATGCATGCATTGCATATATAAATCATATGCAGAATATTGAGAACGATACTCTTCATGCTGTTCTGCCAACTCTTCAAGGTTCTTAATCTTCTCTTCAATAGATCCTGTCTGCTTATAGAAGTTTAAACGATCTTTCTCGCATTTGGCTAGAGTTCGCTTAGTAGTTTTCAACTTTGACTTAAAAGAATCTTTTTGTGTCAACATGGATTCCAAGTTCTCAATTGCCTCTTTATTGTCTTCATACTTCTGTTGTTCTTTCTCCAACTCTTCAATCTCTTTAGTAAGGAGTTTGATTGTTGTTTCATCACGATCTAGTTGTAATCCGATCTCTGTAGTTCTAGAAGACACTGAGACTTTCTTGTCCAATAACTTCTGAAACTTTGCCAAGTGTTCTGAAACCTTGTTCGGATCTAATTGACTTAAACTGGTTTCAAACGCTGCTATCTTGTCGTTAGCCGATTCAATCTCCATCTTGATGGCAGGAAGATGTGCAACTGCGATGTTTGCGTCTTTGATGAACTTACACTTAGGGAAACTAGTACCGCAAGGTATACCCTCTAACAACTTCTTCTTAGAAGCGTTTGATTTGTATTCTCGCTCTTTTACCTTGATATCTGCTGTTACATCATCAATAGTACTAAGCAATTCATCAATCTTAACCTTCTTAGAGTTCAAACCTTCAATATCGAAACTTTCTTCAAAGTTGCATAAAGCCTTGTAACGCTCTTCTTTCTCTTTTCTTTCTTCGGTAAGTTCTTTAATATGATTATTAAGTCCTGCCACTTGTGTCTTTTTCGAAACAATTTTGTTTCTAACCTTTGCTATATCAATTAATTCCGTGGGAACTAAGGATATTGTTGATTCGAGCAGGGCTACTTCACCATTCAATTCTTCAATTTGTTTCGTTAACACTCTGCAATCTTCTTCATGTCCGTTTAGCCGCCTTGTGACTTTTGCTAATTGAACTATCTGTTCTTTCTTTTCTTGATGAAAATCTCTGCCATCTAACTTCTTTAACATAGCACGAACCTCTGCCGAATCTTCTTTAGCAAGACGATACTTCTGTTCGAATTGGTTCAAATCGAGAAATTTTGCGAAGATTTCTTTTCTCTTTGATGCCCCTTCCGAGATGAAATTTAAGGCACCGTTTTGTGAACTCATAGATGTCAATAGGAAGTCTTCTAGTGAACCAAAGTGGTTTCGTATAGCCTTGTCTGTTTCGTTCCTTGTAGTGCCATTGAGGGGCGTTATATCGCCTGTTATCAATGACTCTGAATAGAAGGTTACATCTGTCTTTGCTTCTAAGGTTTCTACACCTTTTAGTTTCTTTGTATATTTCTCTGCTTCTCGCTCAATGACATATTTCTGTTCCCCAACGGTAACATCAAGTTTTGCTAATGCTTTATTCTTGTTTTGATTGATAACATTGAGGTTCTTCTTCTCGTTCTTAGATGTCGAGTTGAACATTGAAAACAATATTGAATCAATGATAGATGACTTACCAGAGAAATTTTTACCGAAGATGCCTACAATGCCGTTGAGGTTCTGGAAGTTAATTTCATTTCCCTCACTGTAGTTAAACAGATTGTCCCATCGAACAGTCTCTAGACTCCAATTAACATTACGTGATATATCATCTTTCTGGGATATTGCATCATTATATTTTTTATTCAGTCGATATACGTTCTCCAATTCATCCTGAGATAGGTTGAAAGGCTCTAGGTACTCTTCAATCAACTCTTCTTGAACTTTGATATCTCGGAGATCAAGTACTTCGGACTCTCCTTCACCTAATTCAACTGAGTTCCTGCTCACTGCTCTGTTAAGAAATGTAACTGATTCTGGATTGAACTTGTGTTTGACAACTTCGGTTGCTTTCTTGATTTGATCAATTGACAAAGAACTATCAGCAATCACACGAATCCTAGCCCCTTCCGGAGGACTAAAGTTTGATATGTCGGGATTACCATTGACATCTAATTCGATATTCCATGATAAGAATGGACGAGGGTTATTAAACGTAACTGGCTTAATTGTATGACTCTTTTTGTTTTTTATGTTCCAAATAAGAATACCTTTGTCGTCTGTCTCTCCAAAGTTCTGTTGAACCGTAGATCCTGCATACCATATAGTCCTGCGATCATTCAAGTATTGTCTTTGATGGATATCGCCTAGCATTGCATAGTCAAAATCTTCAAAGATGGAAATATCATGATCCCCATGAGTCATAGAGAATCCTGTATCTGTTTTAGAATATTGTACTGCTCCATGGTATAGAGCGATGTTG